ATGAAGCTTTCCAAGTCGATAAGCGTGGTCAGCTTGCCCGTTATCGTATCTTCGCCCTGCGCCGCTACAAGATCAAAGACCCGATCTGGAAGGAAGCGATGGAACTGATCGATAAAGCGATCACTGTAACCTCTACTAAACAGTACATCTCTTTCTCCGTCAGGGATGAAGCCGGGAACTACAACAAGGTAGTACTGAACTTCAGTGCTCTTTGATACTGTCGCATCCTTATGCAGCAGTTTTTGACGAAAGCAAGGGGCTAAAGATGATGACCGCAGAAATGATACAAGATAACGAGGTAAACGTGGACAGTTTCAATGACCGCTACTATAGACCGGATGAGATAGCCGACATGCTGAATGTCGACCGCTCCACCGTATATCGTATGATCAATAACATAGCTGATCCTCTCCCCGCTTACCGCATAAGTGATAAGGGACCCCTCCGGGTTCATGGAAAAGACATTAACAAATATCTGGAAAGCCACAAGGTACGCCCTGAGTATGAGTAACGCTCTTGAGTTCCGAATTAAGCGGGATAACTGCAGAGATGCCTATCTGAACGGCAAGACAGATCCCACTGAGCTGGCGGTGATCTTCGGAGTTTCCGATATCACCGTCCGCAAGTGGATCAAATCCGGCAAGTGGGCAGAGCTGTTCAAAGAAGAGCGCAAGCTTGACCATGAGATTAGCTTAGCCCGTAAGAAAGCGCTCATCCAGGCACTCAGAGAGTATGCCAAGAACCCGGCAGATACCGCTCTGCAGAGCCTAGTCTCACTCATCAAACAGAACCAGAAGGACTCCGAGCCTTCCAAGGAGCTGAACGACTACATCGTACGCTTCCTTGACCAAGTTACCGACTTCATGATCGAGAAAGGGCATGAGACCCTGCTCAAGCAGTTTAACGGCATCGTAATCGATCTGGCTGAGTATCTGAGAGTCAGAAATGCTTAAGTACATTCCTACAGCCTACATAGACCCTCCAAACCCGACAGCCTGTGCGGGGCTGTTGCCTCCTGCCCCGCACCTTCCTGCCATCCTACATAGTCCTCATCGCCACCCCAAAATGGCGGTGGGGTTTTCCGGTTATGTCTAAGAAGTTCCTCCAACGGCATAACAAGGCATTGGCGGAGATCGCATCCAAAACGATCTCCGTCTTGCCTTTTATAGACGATAATCCTGAAGCCAAAGCTGAGAGGATAAAACGCACCACAGCAGATGGATGGGATGCATTCTCGTTCTTCTGTCATACCTATTTCCCGCACATCTTCCCACTACCTTTTTGCCCAGCGCACGTGACCATGTTCGATGAGACTGATAAGGGCTCAGGCATCATCGGAATCACAGGTTTTCGTGGGCTGGGCAAAACGGTACTCATGGGAGTGGTCTATCCTATCTGGAGGATCATCAAAGGCGAACGTTATGTGATCCATACTGCCGCAGACGTAGATCTGGCGCAGGAACGTACTGCCTTTACATTGCATGAACTGCAGAACAATAAGCGGCTCACAATGGACTATCCGGAGTTGCAGCCTGTGGATGCCTTTGATCTCGACTTCTATCTAAAGAATAAGGCAAGGATACGAGCCAGAAGTATTAAGCAGAGCCACCGTGGAACGATCAATCCCAAGACTGCCAAGCGGCCCGGACTGATTGTCTGTGATGATATCGATAAAGAAGAGAACATGGGCAACCAATCCATCGGCAAGAGACGCATGGAGAAGATTACCCAGGAGCTTGCCGGAGCACTCTCTCCGGAGGGAAATGGCAAGATTGTCTGGCTCGGTAACCTGGTACATCCCAATTACTCCATCTGCCAGTTTCAGGAGCTCATATTAGGCGAAATGCGAGCAGATAATCCCGATTTAGATACAAGATACCAGTCAGTGCTGAAAACGCACCAAAAAGCGATCCTGCGTTTCTCTCTCGAAGATATTTATGGTAAGTCCACCTGGGAGGCTCAATACCCCACTGCCAATCTGCCAAACCTGAGAGCCAAGTTCGGGCATACCGGATATCAAAGAGAGATGCTTGGTCAGCCGGTTATCGAAGGGAACATCTTCAAGAACCATTGGTTCACCAAGTATAGAACTTTACCTGAACCAGCTCAAATGAAGCGGGTCTGGCTCTATGCTGATCCTGCTTGGGGAGAGAAGGGCTGTTTCAAAGCTGTCATCTCCATAGGCTACGATGGTAACCGCTTCTATGTGATCCATGTCTGGATACGTCAGACTGAGAACACCAAGTTCTTTAGGTACTACTATGATGCTTATCAGAAGTTGGATAGAACTTACAGAGTGAAAGCCAGAGCAGCCTGTGAGACCACCTACGGTCAGGCACGTATCCTGGCTGATTTTGACAGGTGGGCAACAGACAACCATCTGCCACCCATCAGTCACAGAATCAAGCGCATCGATAACAAGGATAACAAGAACCTACGCATCGAGAGAACAGAGACCATCATCGAGACAGCCAAGGTGCTCTTTCCAGAGGGTCAAGACACACCAACCCTCATAAGTCAGTTCCTCACCTATCCTGATGGCTACATCGATGGCTGTGATGCACTGGCTGGCTGTCTGGAACGCTTCTCAGAATATGATATCGGCAGGAACAGAGTCAATGTCCGGAGGTTTAGCTTCTGATGATATTGACAGAAAGAAGAAGTATGGAAAGGTGACTCGTGGAGGTAGTTATGAGAAAAGAACTGCGAAAAGAAGACGCACTTAGATTTTATGCCCTGATGACCATGGGAGGATATTTAAGTATAGATGCATGCATTAATACGGCGTATCGTGATTTCTGTAGGACTATGCATGGCATTATGGGCAATGATCGAAACGAAGCTATGCGATCAGAAGCTTCGGATATCATCAGACGAATGATCGGAAAAGTGTTGAAGGTTAGTTTGAGCCAAAACGAGTTCGATAAACTTCATAGTTCAGCTTGCAAAGCGATTAAGAAAGTATATTCGGAAAACCAGACATCATTTTTCATTGGTCAAGCACAGAAATGGATAAACATGAGCTTCAAGTATGTCTATTTGCTCTATTTAGCTGACCTACTCGATATCAACAAAACCGGTATTGATATGCTTAAGCAAAACTATGGGCATTTCCATTTACCCATTGATAACATTGTGCTTCAACACCAAAATGTAAAACGCATATACTCCGAACATATCGGTAATGCTGCTTGGAGCAGAATTGACGATTACTCAAGGTATCTCGCATTCCAAAAGAACTTGCAGGAAGCAGTGGAGATACCACTCATAGTTTTTGAAGGTCAAATCTGGAAGTAACTGTCAGGATGAACTATTACGACAAACTGATGCTTGAGTATTACCGGGTCCTCAATAATGCCTGGAAAGCTGAAATCAAGGATGCTGCCCGACTTGCCATCCAGATGCTGAGTGGCATGCCAAGAGCAGAGAAACTCAACAAGGACTCTATAGATAAGCTAATGGGAATCATCAATACCCAGTTGGGAGATGACTTCGCAGCACTGGTCAATGAGCCCACCAAAGCGATAATAGACCGCTGTGTGCGGCTCGGTCTCAAGGATGTCCAAGTGCAAGCCCCCACCAAGACCAGCATCGGGCTCTGGGGCATCGAAGATCAGCACCTATCATCCACCATCCAGAAGCAGCAGTTGTTCTGGATCGGGAACCACTTTGAGGCCGATGTACGTCAGAACTTCGCAGATACCCTCACCAAAGCCATTGAGCAAGGATATACCAAAGAAATGCTAGCCGATACCCTCAAAGACCAGTTCAATGACCTTGCCAATCGCTCATCCAATTACTGGCAAGGATTGGCAGAGCATACCGCTCTCCGGATACGTGAGTTCGGAAGGCTACAGGGATACAAGAAAGCCAAAGCCAGATACTACAGGCTCGTGGTGATCCTGGATGACCGCACCAGTGATATCTGCCGGGCACTGGCTGCCCAAGATAAGACATATCCCTTAAACGATGCCCTGGAAGTAATGGATAATCTCATGGCTCTGGATACCAAGTCCAGCAGTCTGGAAGATGCCCGGGAATACATCAAAGCTCTGGCACCTTGGGTCAAAGACGATCAAATCGAATACGACTCAGAGATGAATCCGGTTGGTGTCTCCGGGGCACATACTCCGTTCCCACCCTTTCATTGGAAGTGCAGGACGAGTACCACAATCGGATACTAATTACCCAATATAGATTAGGTTTTTCGTGGCATCCAAAAGGGATCACCCATAAATCAAGCATTGATTACATCGCGTATAGCACGATGCTTCATTGATGACATTAAAGAGATGCTAAAAAAGAGCAGGAATTGCGTCATTAGTGTGGGTATCGAGTGTGGCTATCAATGCTTTTCAATTAGCAGCATTTGTATGCAATACATGGTCTATATAGCAAATGGCTTTTCTCAGACTGTCCCTTTCATTTTGTTTCAGCTTATAGAAGTTCTTTACTTCGGCATTAAGTGAATTCACAACAAAAGGTGTTATCTGATTGTGTGATAGATGTGTTATAGCATAAAAGAACCGTATTTTCATATATGACTTATTATGGTGCTTATTATTTATAATGCACTTAATTACGTCAACTAACTCAACTGAAGCCTTTGATCCAGTAGTTGTGCTACCAAGCCTAAGCGACGAATCAGTATCTGCTCCGATCCTATAAATCAGTTCATTTTTCTGCTTTATTGGGCAGTTCTCGTTTTGTATATAGCTAGTCACCTCCTCCTTAGATAACTTGCTTTGCCCAATAAAGTAGTAGATTGGAAGGAACTTTGTGCTTTCGTGACATATTTGTTTTAAGTACTCTTTGGCCAGATCAGGGTCAATGGGAGTTCGCTTTAAGGACATTGTTAGAATGTCAGGCTGGTGTAACGTTAGATGTGTATAAACTGTTTTATCCTTAACAAACACAGCAGCATACTCTTGAACTTTGCTTTTTTCCGCTCCAGACATATCGTCCCATTTAAAGAATTTTACCGGAATTGCATCGTTGCTGTTATTGACTACTTGAAACAGGATAGCGTTGAAAGTATACTTGCCAGAATTGACCACATCATTTGACACTGATGATCGATAGTCAATAATAAAATCAAGTACATTCTTCAACTCAGCATTCTTTTTTACGGCATCCATGTGTGCTTGAGCGTTATTGTATAACTGCAGTGAGAAGCTTAATGATTCTCTTAGTGAATAAATCTCACCAAATTCTTCTGTTAGGAGCGTGTCATAATTAAAGAGTAGTTGCTGGCATTCACCAAAGATTGTGCTATCCAATTCGGGTAAAAACCTATGTTCTATCTTGTTTCTCAGTGGTATAAAAAACTCTAAATTCTTCCTAACCAGGTTGTTTGTCTCAGACCCGTAAAACTCTTTCAGGCACTTTTTTAGCTCCCACCACTTGTACTCCTTATCGACCTTAACATAATTCCACCCATTCTTTTCTTTATAATATGGTTTGATTTTACGCTTCAAGAATATTGCGTGCAGTAAAGATGTCCATGAAATTATCATTAGTGTCACATATCCGCCAGAACGGAAACGCACTAAGGGTTTATTGTAGATTTCGATGGCGCACAATGCAGATTGGATCGATTTATCTAAACACTGCTGAACTAATATCCCAAGTTTTTTAGCCATGAATTACCTCCAATTTCAATATGGTTCCATTTTTGATATGGCATTCAATACTGCGCGATTTACAGTACTGAACAACCATATCAGCGGATGAGTTATAGAACAATTTATGCCCACTATATTTAGTAACACGGCTGTTATAATGTAGCCTGCCAAAAATAATTTTGTCCACAAATCCAATAGCTTCCAATATTTCTTCTAAGGATTGATCTAGGATGTTTGGAGTTGGAAAAGGCTCAATGCTAACCCACGTTTTAAAGCCTTGATCATGAAGGTACTTCAAGCTTTCTATGCGATCAACATATGTGGATGTAAAAGGTTCGTACTCCTTTCTGAAAGCTTCGCTTAAAGATACAATCGAAATTCCCCATATGTGATTCTTATTGAAGTTGGCCAATTCGTGGGGCATAACACCCTTCGTAAAAACAGTACACTTGATTCCGTAGGCATCCAATAATCTAATGATTTCTAAACTCATTTCCTGAACCTCAGGATATCCAACCATAAATGGATCAGTAGTGAAACATAAATGGACTGATTTGATCTTGTTTCGATACCTTGGAATTTCTTTCTTTAACAAGTCGATTGCATTCTCTACAAGCCTAGGTTGAATCCAATCAGCATAATCCCGTACTCTACCGAATCTCCTAGCCATCATAAATGCATAGCAAGGATACATGCAGCCATGAGAGCAGCCTAGGACATGATTGATTGTGAAGTCTCCATATTCAACTCCGGTTCTATAGAGCAGGCTTTTTCTTTTAATTGTTAACATCTTACACCAGTTTGACTAAATCATCCTTATCTATGCCTGTTTGCTTACTTGTAACTCTTTGTACGATAGCTCTTCCTGACTTCTCACACTGTTTTACGGCTTTCCTAAGAACTTGGTTCTGATAAGGAGTTGCATCTATGATTAGGGAAAGCAAGTCATTATAACTTCCCTCAAAGCCAGTACAATTTCTCAGAAGGTAGTTTTCTACCTCCGACACTTGAAATTCTTTCAATTCGAATATTGATAACTGGTTGTTCGATTTCCCTAGATACTCGATTCTACCATGATTGATGCTGCTAAAGCAATCTCTCATAGTCGTAGCCCCCTTGAGATGGTTGGATACATGAACCAAATAGTACAAAGTTCTATCAGCTTTGGAGGAATGTACTTTATATGGCCAAACATATTGAGCGTGCTGCTTTAACTGATTTCTGAACAAGTCCATAATTGAGTCTTCCCTAATGATACCATGCAAATCTTTCAGCTCTCTCCATTCTTCAGTTCCCAGAAATGAATCAAGGCGTCCCGATTCAGCACCAATGCAGCGTGATACACCATCGTACATGAAGGTTAGTAGGATTTCAACTTTACTATACTTTAAAATCTCTTCTAATGTCTTAAAATCAAGATTGAGACCAAATGGATCAACAAAAAAGAAGCTTGGTCGAATTGTACTATATGATGCATTTTCAAGTAACTGCAGGATTCCTGCATCGAATGCTGAGTTTTGAATAATATACTCTACGGAACTGTGCTTGTTTTCATCAAATACTTTTTGAAGGTTATCGCAAACGTCGCCATCCTGATCAATAGCTATAATGTTCAGCTTTTTCCCTCTTGTGCCCCTATCTTTCCATGCATTAACTGCTATAACAGGAGAGCCTGGATACTCATTATCATCTCTGAAATATGACCCGCATCCAGCGAAGCCATCGAAGTAGTTTAGATCAAACCTACTACTCAAGATGGGAAACCATGCACCAAGATAACATGCCAATAGTCTGTGCTTAAAATTTGTGTGCTCATCATACTCCCAGGAGTAATATTGCTTACCCTCAAGGTACTTGCTTTCGTATTTCTTCATAAAAAAACTCCATACAAACCAATGTAGTACCTACTTCTCCTCTACAAACACTGGTCTTACATCATCCCGTTTGATCACAGTGTCATAAAGTCCGATGTCCTCGCCGTCATGCTTATTGATCCCCGTATAATTCAGGCTGCTATCCTCATAACGCTTAAACTTATAGATAGCATCGTTCATCAACGCGCTATTGAAGAGTCCCAGGCTTACCAGGAGCTCAAAATCCTTTACCGTGAGTCCGGTTACCTTTTTGAACAAGCCCGGCTCCAATTGGGTGATCACATCTTTTAGCGAGCGCTCACGATAGTCCGTAAGATACATAAAGATCGGGATGCGCGTGGCAAACTTGATCAGCTTTTCCTGAATCTGCTTGCGTTTGGCTTTGTATTCCTTTTCTTCAGCCGTAAGCTCTTTCTTCTCCTTAGGGCTCAGTTCTTCTTCACTCTTCTCTTTACGAGTTTTCTTTACCGCCTCGCTCTTATTGATGATGGTCTCAATATCCTGATTCAAATTGCGAAAGCCTTCGATGCTCATCAGGGCTGTCATCGCGGCTTCGCTATTCATCACCCGTTTGAGGGTGTCGTTATCCACATTTACCAAGAGGGCGGATTCCCATCTGCGAGCCAATAGCGTGGCCGTGGTTCCGCTCATGGCCATATCCAATATCCCCGCGGCATCGATCTCTTTCATGCTGCTGCCGTCATAGGCGAGCACGGGCAGAAATTTGATGAATTCCTCCACCTTTTGCTCTGCGCTATCGCCATTTACGTTCAAGCGGCAGCTATAATCCGCTATCTGCCGCAGCGCTCGATCCGGCGCAAAATCGAAGACATAGCACTCTTCTTTGATGATCTCTTCCTTGTTTGGTGAGAGCCCATCCGGATTGATGATGGTCCAGGGCGATTGCACGCGGAAGGCGGCCTGAAAATATGTCTCCGGACTGCTGGTATTGCGCAGCATAAAGATCCCCGTCCAGGGCTTCACGGTAACCCCTGTGGTCAGCTTCCCGCAAGAGAGAGTGATGCTTTTGCTATTTAGGGGATCGCCCATGGCATCCATCACCGGAGGCAGTGCCGCGGCACCAATCCCCGCTTTGGGGCCAGCCGCCACGATGACTTCATAATCCTGATAAAACTTGTTTTGGCGTTTGCTCAAGAGATTCTTCATGGCATAGCAGCCGGCCACCGAGGGCAAGAACCAAAAGGTGTGCGACAATATGCCCAAAAGCCGTACATCCGAGAATGGCAAGGGCGGCTTCTGCGCGCCCAGTTTGAGATTATCGATACTACTGGGCAGAAAAGCACCACGGATCAGATCCAGCCATTTCTGAACCTCGGCTTCATAGATAAAGCGGGCTTTATCCCCCAAGCCCTCAGCCGCAAAGAAGACGTTGAGATCAAACTCATCAAACTCCCCCTTCTTGGCGATATCGATTATCGCTTCCGGCAATTGGTAGGTGAGCATCACCATGCGCGGCAAAGCGGCATAGGGATTATCCATGCCCACCCAGCTTTCCTTGGCACCTTGTTCATCACTATAAGTCCAGTTAAAGATCTGCTCTTCGATGAATTCCCCCGTGGCAATAGCACGAAACGGAGTGCCGGAAAGATATAGATAGTGCTCTGTGGTGATGGGCAGGATGTCCTCATCATAGTATTCGATGCCCTCGCCCTGCGCGTAAGCCTGCTCGCGCTTATCTTCATTTTCAAAGAGGTCTTTGGCGTTTTCCCGCCAGGCTCCGTAGTGATATTCATCAAAGATGATGGCATCCCAGTTTAGAGCATGTACCCATTCATTCTTGGGCTTGATCCCTCCCGTGCTTGGGTTTTTACCCAGATAATCCTGAAAGGAGCCAAAACAGACCAAAGGACGCTCCCGATCGATATCTTCAAAACTGATGCCGCCGGGTTTGATGAATTGCCAGCCTTCAAAATCCACGTGGCTCAAAAGATCCTCTTCCCAAGCACTTTGCACCGCGGGCTTGAAGGTGAGCACCAAGACCTGCTTCCAGCCCATCTTTTTGGCAAGTTGATAAGCGGCAAAGGTCTTGCCAAAGCGCATCTTGGCATTCCACAGATAGCGGGGTGGCTGCTCCTTTTTGGCGGGGTCTGAATACCAGGAATGGTAATAAGCGATAGTCCTCTCCACCGCTTCTGCCTGCTCCGGCCTCATGCCAAAGCTCTGGCTACGGCTAAACTCTGTCAATTGCCCCGTCCGCACGGCGTGGATGGCACTCTTAAGCTGCTTGAGATCACACTCAAACCACTCCCCGGCTGGATTGGCAATGCCATTGTAGCGCAGCATCCGATGCACATCATGATCCGTGAAAGTGCTGCCATCCCCCCGCATGGCGGGCTCATCAAAAACAATGCGGTAGGGAGGTTTACCGGGCTTCAGGGTGGGATATTGCTGCGCTACCCTGGCTTCCACACTCTGCGTGGTAAAACCAACCTTCAAGAGCCCCTTATACTCAGGGTTTGTGTCCTCATAAGCATAAATTCGGGGATTTAGATCAGGGCGGGAAGGAAAGTACTCTTTAGGCATCCGCAAGCTCCATGGGACGGATCATGGATTCGATATAGTCAACTTCCTCTTGCGTCAATTCGTAGAATTTGTAAAGAGCTTCATCAGAGATATGGCTTTTAGACTGTAGTACAGGAACAAAACGAAAGCTATCTTTGGTTATATGCATGGATGAGAGAGTTAAAGATATTAAAAATCGGACAAACTTCGAACTAATGTAAGTAGAAAATTCTAGAGCATCATCGTGAGTTGCAAAGTGATCTAATAATAGGTAAGTGGCAGTGAAAACTTCGTTTGGCTCATAAATCTTAACTTTTGTAATCACATTCATCTTACCGTCCATTGCATTGTTAACACCACCCCTATCAGGATTTAGTTGTCCGATTGAAACTTTATATCTATCGATAATTTCTCTATTCTTCTGAACCTCATCTTTGGGAATGTAGCTAATGCCAGTGCTACTTATAAGTCTAATACAATTTGTAAAAGCATTAGGGTTTCCTCTTTTTGAAGTAGGGAAACCAAAAGGAGAAATTGAATGAACTCTTTCTGACAGCATTTTGGTGCATTTTTTCATGACTTTGTGAACTACATCGATACCAATATTGTCACGGATAAACACATCAAATTCATCAAGCCTCCTTGAGCGTGTATTTGTCAAATCACCTATACGTGTGGTAACCTCACAGTTTCCAATGTATTCCCTGTCCCACAGAAAGTAACAAACTCCACCAGCAATATCCACTCCTGGAAAGCAGTCTCGGCTTTTAGGATGGTCAATAAGAACCCGTATCTTTTTGTCATTTAGCATGCTTTCTCTAAAGCTTGTCATACCCATTCCACCATTATACCATCTTCCAGGTATAATCATAACCAAGTATCTTGGTCTTAATCTTTTGGCCTGTAATACAAATCTATCATATAATGGAACAGCTTGAATTCCATACTCGTTTGAGCTCAATTGATAAGGTGGGTTTCCGATAATAACGTCAAATTTCATTTTGAATAGCTCCTCTGGGTTTTCAATGTGGATAAAGGAATAGGCATGGCTTTCGAGATCACTTCCGCGATCATAGCTTTGTTCATTGGCTCCGCAATACTTACAGCGTCCAGTTTCCCAAGTATGTTCTATGCGTGAATAGTGGATATTTCC